GTTCCCTGTTAAACCTTCGCGGCGTGCATCCCGATCTGGTGCGCGTTGTTAAACACGCTATCGGCATCTCCGACATAGACTTCACCGTCATCGAAGGGCTGCGCTCACCAGCACGCCAGAAAGAACTCTTCGCCAAAGGCGCTACCAAGACAATGCGCTCACGCCACATTCACGGCTTTGCGGTAGACATCGCGCCGTATGTAGGCGGCGGTATCCGTTGGGACTGGCCGCTGTTCGATCATATTGAAACTGCAATGAAGAAAGCCGCCAAGCTAGAAAATGTTCCAATAACTTGGGGCGGCGACTGGAAATCTTTTAAGGACGGCCCGCACTGGGAACTGCCTCACGCTAATCATCCGGACCCAAAATAATGTTGAAAAAAATAGAGACTGCATTACTTGAGCGTGTCCGTATTTGGTGGCGTCCTTTCACCTGCATCGGTATCGCTGCGGGTGTTATCGTAAACGCAGTAGTCTTGCCAATTATGAGCAGTGAGCCGATCTCACTTACAGACTTGGCGGCTACGATTGCAGCGTGTTCTACTATATTTGCGGTGAGGGAATGGGGCAAAATAAATGGGGCCGTTTAATCCAGTAATGATATATGGATTGGCAGGCGCTTTGCTTATCGGCGCAGCTTCTGGGTATAAAGTCCGTGACTGGCAGTGCGACGCAGCTTTTGCAAAGGCGCTGGAGAAGGCGGAGAAGCTACGGGTTAAAAAGCAAGAGGTAGTAGATAATGTTTCGCAAACCTACGAATCCGAACGAGATCAAGCCAATGTCGTGGCAACCGAACGCACCAACACCATACGTGAAATATATAAAACGGCTCCTGCCGTTCCTGTTGATTGCGCTGGTTCTGACGCTTTGCGCAGGGTGCTCGAAAGCGGTATCAGTGACGCCAATGCCGCTGCCTCCGGCGAACCTAGCAGCGAAGTGCCCGACGCTTCAAAACCCGCCGCTCGTACTTATTGATCCTGAGCGTGCGCTTTGGGAAGCTGACATAATTTCGAAATATACAGATTGTAGTGCGAAACATCGCTTGACGATTAAAGCGTGGAATGATGCTGTAAATGTAAAATGACGTGATCAGTATTGCCGGAAGGCAAATAAATGCCGCCTACTATAACGATAGACCCAAACTTGTACAACTATTGTACGCCCCGCCAACGCGAGATGCTGGAAGCCATCGAGTTACACGGCGGCGCTAGGGCTGCATCAATTGCATTAGGTATCAACCAAGGCGGCGCAAGCGATGCCTACATCGCAGTCAAGAAGAAGGCTGCGTTACGGGGCTATGCTCCTGAGAACGACTTCACCCGGCCTGTGCCACAAGGCTATGTCACCAAGGGTGTTTCAACTTACTACAACTCCGAAGGCAAACCGTCAGGCCAGTGGGTCAAAGCGTCACTAACGCATGAGGCGCTGATAGACGCCATGCGTGAGTCAGTAGATGGCTTCAAGGACCAGATACAGCCAGCCGACATTATCGTTGCTCCAGCGGCTTGCGAAGAGCATCTGTGCAATCTGTATACTTTTACCGACTACCATCTCGGTATGCTGGCATGGCATCAGGAAGGCGGGGTGGATTGGTCTGTGTCCATTGCAGAGAAAACTATCCTTGTTTTGGCTTGACGATCAGCAAGGCCATGCGTCCCGCCGTTAATACGCTTTGTCAACGCAAGTATCGCGCTATCGCCTGTTCCTTGGTCGCAGATACGCCACAGTTTGTTGCGGTCGAAGAACCACAGCGCGCTTTCAAAACACAGTTCACCCGCCACAAGGTCGGGATCGTGCATTACTTCTGGTCGTCCGATGTAGTTTGCGAAAGCTTGGTAATTGTCTTTGCCAGTAAGTTGGAGAGCGCCACGTCCACGGAACTTCCAGCCATCCCCAGACGCTTCATTGCCATTGCCCATACGGTTTGCGTATACCCGATTAGCAATCTTTTTTGGCTGACGTTCATACGCTTTAGCCATTGCTTCAGTCGGGAAATACTTTCTAAAGATGCTGCGTAAACCTTTCGCGCCATAGTTAAGGTTCTCGCTAAAAGTCTTGAAGCCGCCGCTTTCGTGCGCTGTTTGAGCAAAGAAATGCGCTGCACGATTAGGCGATAATTTATAGAAAGCCGCAGCTTTCTTAAATGTTCCCGGACCGAATGCGCCATCTGCCGTTACTCCTATTTTCTGTTGAAGGTTTATGAGGCTCACTTGTCGTCCTTCCGATTATTCCATAGCTCAAAGAGCGTCTTAATCTTTTCCTCAACTACGGCGAGACGCACATCCATCTTAGCAAGGATGATGGTCAGCGTAATGAACGCCAATACGATAGGCCAAAGCTGGCCAATCAGTTCAACGGTAGAAAGATCGCCTGCCATTTACGCCGCCGGATTGCGCCAATCAGGGAAGTCGTTTTCATCAACCACGCCGTCGCCGTTAACATCCCAGCGTAGATCGTGGCGATACTTCTCCCACGGTGCCATATCGTCGTCTTCGTCATCGTCTTCTACTACCGGCTCAGGCTCAACAGGGCGAATCAACGGTACGCTATTAAATTCACCGACTTCCATTTCTGGTGTAAGATCAAGCGGTGCTTCTGGATCGCCCGGCTTTTTATCTCGCGCATTGGCGTTAAGGCTCAAGCCGCCCAGCAGACCAACAAAGGCACCGACAATGGTGTTGAACGCAGGGCCGATGATCGAAAAGATTTCAGCATTATCAATATCGTTGTTAAACAGGCCAAACATCAACGTGGTGATTACGGCCATCATAATTGCCGCGAGGGTTACAACGGTGACGCGCAAAATCCACTCGACGGTATCGTCGATACCTTCTTTCTTGCTTTCAAAATTGCCAAAGAAGCTCATATCAATTTACCTGTCTGCCTTGTTGTCGAGTTTATCCTCAATGCGACGTAGATGAGTCATCACCTCGTCAAACTTTTTGTCTATAGATTGAAACCTTTCGTCACCGAAACCAAGGCGGGCCTCAAGCAGCGTTAGACGGCTATTGAGATTCACCCATACGGTTATCAGACCTCCGATGAAACCGATGACGGTGATTATGGTGTTAATATCGATGTCCATCATCGCAGGTTCCGTAGCTTATAGATTGCAGAAAGGTACACACCAGTCACTGTGTCAACCAGATTGCCAACTGCGCGGTTGCCCTTGCAGATCTTTTCATGGTTCTTTTCTATCCATTCAGCGTCAGATTCAAGACACTTCAGAATATCTTTTTCCATTTCTTCTGGGACTGGGATAGCTCCAATCAGATCATACGCACCCATAAGCCTCAACCAGCGGATCAATCGTATCGATTACGCCGTCATAGAACTCGCCCAGCGCCACGTGCTTGGCATAGCTGCCATCACCCTTAGCCCGCCAGTGAGCGAAGTGAGCCAGATTGCGGGCGTAGAATACGCGGCTGATGAGCTGCTCTATCATTATGCAATCCGCGTCACAGGACAGATAACGGATGGGATTGCAGGAGCAATGGCACCTACTGCTGTATGCTCAATCGTCACAGCGATGTTTTCAGGGAGCCACATGATTTCAATGTACTGGCCTGCCGTAACTGTATCAAAAAACGACAAGCTGAACACGGCAGTACCGCCATCTGCCAACTTTGGAACTGTCAAGATTCTGGCTGAGCTGGCAATATTGGTTCCATTCTTGCGGAACCAGATAGTCGCGTCGTGGTCGGCGGCAGCCGAGTTAGCCAACTGAATTGACGGCGCGAGCATGTACGTGCCAGCAGCAGTAAACGTAACTTGCGTACTAGAAACTACATTGATTCCAGTGCCTGTTAAATCAGTGTTGAACGTAACAGCAGTAGCGGCAGCGACGTTACCCGTCTGGTCGGCTGTGCTTGACGGCTGAGCGAAGGCACGCCCCGCAAGATCGGCATAAGGGACTGTGGCAGCAGCTGTCATCGCCGACGTACCATTACCCTTGACGTAGCCTGTCAGTGTTGCAGCGCCAGTGCCACCAGTCGCGACCGTGCGGACGTTCGTTGCGCTTGCTGCGATGTCGGAAGCAGCCACCTTGCGACTGGTGCTGGCCTGAACGACTTCAAAAAGCTCTGTCCCCGCAAGTGGAGTAGTTGCTAATGTGAGATCTGTAATTTTTAGGTTAGCCATTATGCCAGTCCGTATAATATGTTAAGGGAGACAGAGAGTGCGTTTGCTGTAACTTCTTGAGCGTTTGTCTGCGCATCCTGCGAATCCGGACGAGGATTTTGCAGTGGTATGGGATCGGCTCGTAGAAGTAAGCGACCGAAATATGGCTGAGGTACGTCATCACAAGAAGCGCAGACGCGCAAGCTCAGGCTGACAGGAGTGGCGCCACCGCGATAGTCTTGCTTCTGGCGTAGCTCGGAGTGCTGAACCATGAAACCACAGCCATCGCAGATCGCAAGACCGCGTGGTGACTTGGCGTCAAAAGTCGGTTGCGTCCGATGTTTTTTACCACGGCCAAACCCGTACTGCATTAGTAGCCTCCGGGGTTAATGGTGATACGCAGAGGAACCTTTTCGCGATCTTCAGCTGCAGCGCGGTCGTATGAACTATCCGCTAAACCCTGAAGGAAAGTAAGGCGATCAGGCGCAAACTTTACCGCGAGCTTAGCAGCAAGGCCAGAGGCGATAGCTTCCATCCAGCGATTTGGAGCATCCATGCTATTGGTAAAATTGCCCGCGTCCTCTTGGATCTTCATGCGGTGATAGAACAGCGTAACGCCAGCAGCCTGCGGAACTTGCCAGATATACAGTCGCGGCGTTATTGTGCGCTCGAAATAATACTGAAACGGGCGATCCCCTGCCTGCGCCTTGTTAGGCAGAGCGTCGTACTCAGCTCGGCTGATCGGAGACATCATAAGGTCGGTGTTGATGCCGCCAGATGTCGTGCGCGTATAGACCTGAAGGATCGACACAGTACGCGGCTGTAGATCGTAATAAAGCGTGTTGGGCGTCAGAACGATACTCTGGAGATCCACAGCCCACAGGTTGGGGCCATTGTTCGCCCAGTCCGAGAACATGTAATTAATCGAGCGGCGCGCACTATCGATGTCATTCGATGCCAGAGATGCGGGATTACGACCGACGCGCTCATACGCTTCGGTGATAATATCAATCTGTTCGGTATCGCCAAACGTATATGTGCCGCTTGTGGTCATCTGAATCCTGCCGTTTTCTTAGCGATGGATTTGGGCTGGGCTACAAACTGCTTTCCAGCTTTTTTACCTTCACGCTTGGCTTTGGTTGTAGCAGCATATTCAGCTGAAGTCAGCGATTTTATAGCATCCTTAGGAAGATAGCGCTCACCAGTTTTGCTGGACGGCTTACCAGACTTGGTAGTCCACTTCTGATCAGTCCAGTCCTTCAGGGACTGCTGAGGCTTTCTAATCGGCATATCCGCCACCTTTGGCTTTGTAGGATTTAGCTAAAAGCTGAGCCTTACGGGCTGACCATTGGCCTGCCCCAGTCCCTTGTGTTGCACGCGCTTTTATGCTGTTAAAGAGGCGTTTGCGTAGGTCTGGCTTCGTATAGTTGCCAGCCTCATTCACACGCGACTCTTTACGCCCACGCATTACTTCTTGCTCTTAGCTGCAGCCTTCTCAGCGGCAGGCGCTTCTTCAGCAGCAGGCTCAGCCTTTGGTGCAGGAGCTTTCTTAAAGCCAAGTAGCATTTCGAGCGACTCTTCAGTTACCTTTTCCCAGTCTTCCTGAGAAAGGCAGATTTCCTGCTGGTCACCATTGGCGTTTGTGTAACGACGAAGGATCATAATTAATTCCTATTAGTTGTAATACTTTTCCATCTCAAGGATGAGGGTGTAAGTATCGCCAAGAGTATGGTCAAATGTCGTAAGCAAAATATTTCCGGTTTTCCCTGTCGTAGAATTATTAACAAGGCCACCAAAACTTGACAAGTCAAATGTGTACTGGCTGTTTTGTGAAGAGACAAAGAAAATGACATTAGAGGTTGCGCCCCAGAAAAGACGTACTCCCATGCCGTGGGTTGCAATGTGAATCTTTTTGACACTCACTCCAGTGCAAGCCTGACCAAGAGCATTAGCCGCAAGATTGGCTACGTTTACTTTTGTTACCAGAGATTCGCCAGTCCCATCCGAAATATTCGTAAACAGCATGACAGCGGCTGTCTGATTATTAACAAGAGTCTGAGTAGTTACTGCATCAGCCATTATTTCATTCCTTTAAGTGTCATAGCAAAGCGGGCGCGCTGGCCCATTTTACCGGGCGCCTTAGCGGCTGCCTCCAGCTTCCCTGTTGGGATCGGCTTGCCAGCTTTAGCGCCAAGCGCTTTACGAAGTGCGCCGGGCTTCTTGATAGCCTCGGCAATGAAATTTTTTTTTCCGCGCATATTAACAATCCCACGCTTTACGGGCCAGCCGGAGCCGAGACTTTGGATCTTTGGCGGCCTCAGGAAACATCTTCATTTGCCCAGCAGATCGCGCACAGTAACTATCTCTGCGCTTACCACCCTCAGGCTGCGGTCGCTTTAGATTGCTTCCAGTGGCTGCATTGTACGCCTTACGACCAGCCTCATTAAGGCCACCCTTAGGGTTCTTATGCTGTGCCTTGAACTGAAAGTCCTTCTTCGCCCGCATTACAATCTCCATGTAACTAGGGCGACCCGAAGGCCGCCCCAATCATTAGACTTGTGTTACGCCATAAAGGCCGGTTTGGGTGTCATCGTCGAAGATAAACATCCAAAGGGTTAGGCGCTTTGAGCCGTCAGCAGCGTCAGGAACCGCGTAGGTACCGCGAACGTCATTCGTCGTTGTTGTTGCAACGGTTGCGTCAGCAGCAGCAAAAGTGCCGGTGGTGACGAACGCGCCGTTCCAAGCAGTCAGGACGTAGTTGCGGGTGTTTGCACGAAACGGAAAGCCAAAGACATCCGTCGAACCAACGCTACCGTTGCCAGTAAGAGCAGCTGAGATCGCAACGCGAGTTACAGTCTTAAATGCTTTCTGACCAGTAACAGCTGTTGTGCCGTTGAACGCAATTAATTCCGACATTGCAAGCCCGTAAACATCCGTACCTGTTACAGTTGCGGTCTGAGTCGTATCACCAGCGTTAGTCGAAACAATCGTTATGGTACGTGGCACATCAAAAGTAGCAACACCACCAGTCGCAGAAGCACCATTTATAGTGAGGTTGCCAGCGCCGGCTACTGCCTGAGCTGCAGCCACTGCCGTTGCCGAAAATGCCACAGGTACAATGTCGTAAACATTGATTGGCGACAAAGCCACACCCGGCTGCGAAGCCGTGCCGTTATTAGCAAAGTTCCTACCTGCCCGGACACCATCAGAGAAGTGAGTCATAAATTTTCTCCAAAATTAGGGAGGTGACGGATGCCACCCCCTTATCCGATTAGGAAGCGCCCTGTGAACCCCAGCCTGCGCGGAAGTTCGAACAACCGAACGAATAACGCTCAATGGCTTTCGCCTTGAGGTTGTCGGTGTCGAAGTCCGTGTAGACATCGGTTTCGAGAGCTTCACGCTCGTAGTGCTTGAAGCCGTTAGGAGCGTCGGTGAGCAAGAACCAGCCGTTCGTGTCGGTCAGGAACATATTAACGCGATGACCCTGCGGAACCGCAGAGTTGTTGTAGATCGCATTAATATCGTTGTTCGCTGTATCGACGCGGAACTGCGATTGGAGCAAGCGAGTTGCTGTCCACTGGAGTTCAGCTGGAACGATGAGCTTCGTAGGCTTCGTCATGATGCGGAGGCCCGCAGCATCACGGAAGCGCTGAACGCCAACGATGGCATCCTGAAGCGACGTTTCGTTCAAGTCAGCCTGTACCGTGA